GGTGAACGCGAGACCCCTATGATCTCGAGCGATCAAGTGCAGATTCCTTTTCCTATGCCACCCACCCACCTCCAATTCCTCATCGACCAGTTCGGCCTGGCCAACACGGCCTGGTTCATCCGCCTGATGAAGCGCGGCACCCCGCCGGAGCAACTGGCCGGCTACTGCGTGCCGGATCCGCGCGACAGCCGCCGGGACGGCGTCTTCCGGGCGCTTCAATACGCCGCGTCGGTGCCGGACTCGGCGCTGCCGGAGAACATCCGCACCGCCCTTCGCCCATGACGCAGCGTGCCTATGCGGAACACTCGGGCCTGACGACCGGCTACGTGACGATGCTGGTCAAGAAGGGCATGCCGATGGACAGCCCGGAGGTGGCAGATGCCTGGAGGGCGCAGAACATCCGGGCCAAGAACATCCGCCGCGTGACCGACCCGGCGGTTGAGGAAGGCCCCGCCCCGGAGCAGGAAGGGCCCTACAGGCCCGCGGAGGCCTCGAACCCTATCGACACCGCCACCGCGGCGACGGACTCGCCTGAGGGCGCCTACGAGCGCCAGCGCCAGATTGAGCGGGCGGCCTACGACCTGGCCGTCCAGGCCTTGCGGCAGCGCCGGGCTGATGCCGGGCGCCTGGTGGCGATCCATGCCGCCGCCGCCAAGAACCTGACCAGCGCCCGGGACGAGGTGACGAACCAGGCCGAGCGGGAGCGCCGGCTGGTCTCGGGCGACTGGGTGAAGCGGGTGATGCAGGAGCACGACGGGGCCGTGGCCTCCCTGCTCAAGGCGATGCCGAAGCAGCTCTCCGGCCGCATTGCGCCGCACGACCCGGAGCATGCCGAGCGGGAGCTCACCCGCTGGGTGCAGGAGGTGGCGCTCAAGACTCTTCACCAGACCGATCCATGGAAATGACCTACCAGCTCCACCTGGGCGACTGCCTCGAGGTGCTCGCCGGCCTGCCCGACAACTCGGTGGACAGCATCGTGACCGACCCGCCCTACGGCCTGTCGTTCATGGGCAAGCGCTGGGACTACGACGTGCCGAGCGTGGCCATCTGGCAGCAATGCCTGCGGGTGCTGAAGCCCGGCGGTCATCTGCTCGCCTTCGCCGGGACCCGCACCCAGCACCGGATGGCTGTCAGGATCGAGGACGCCGGCTTCGAGATCCGGGACATGATCGCCTGGGTTTATGGCTCCGGATTCCCGAAATCACTAGACGTGTCGAAGGCGATTGATCGGATGGACGCCAGCGAAGAGCAGGAAAAACGCCGCCTACGCTTCACTTCATGGATTCGATCTCAGGGCGTCACCTCAAGACAGATTGACGAAGCGACCGGGACAAACATGGGCGGGCATTACACCACCGCTTCAAGTCAGCCCGCAATAATGACAAGGGAGCACCTGGAAGCATGCCGCCATCTGTTCCAGAACGTCCCCGAATGGGTGGAAATTGAAACAAACGTCCGAAGCATCGAAAGCCAAAACATGGCCAATCGGCATGTAATTGGATCCAAACCGTCGAGTCTTGGAGGAACAGTTGCGGCAGGTGATAGAAATCAGGAAATGATTCAAAGCCACAAAAACAAAATTGTACCCATCACCGCCCCCGCCACCGACGCCGCCCGCCAATGGTCCGGCTGGGGAACCGCGCTCAAGCCTGCGCTGGAGCCGATCACCATGGCCCGGAAGCCGCTGGCCGGCACCGTGGCAGAGAACGTGCTGGAGCATGGCACGGGGGCGCTGAATATCGACGGGTGCCGGGTGGGTGACGAGGTGCGCGTGGCGTCCTTCACTTCGCTCGCCGCCTGCCACGGCAACGCGCTGGGCGCTCCGGGCACAGCCGAGGCAAGGCGCGGCACGCAGAGCGAGCCGAAAGAGTATGTCGGCCGCTGGCCCGCCAACCTCATCCACGACGGCAGCGACGAAGCCACCGCACCGCTGGGCAATGCCGCTCGGTTTTTCTATTGCGCGAAGGCGAGCAAGGACGACCGGGAGTCCGACAACAACCACCCGACCGTCAAGCCGACCACCCTGATGGCCTACCTCTGCCGGCTGGTGACGCCACCCGGCGGCACCGTGCTGGATCCATTCATGGGATCCGGATCAACCGGCAAGGCGGCCACCGTGAACGGCTTTCGATTCATCGGCATCGAACGGGATCCTGCCTATCACAAGATCGCCCAGGCCAGAATCTCCAACCAACACGAAGGGCGCCTTCTATGATCCTGACCGACCTGCAGCGCAGCCTGCTCGACTACCGCCGCAGCCTCTACCGCCCGACCCCGCAGCAGACGGTGGTCGAATGGTCCGAGGCCAACCTCAAGCTGACGGCGCGGCAGACCGAGCACCCGGGGCCGTTCTCCACCTCGGTGCGCCCCTACACCCGGGAGCCGATGGAGGACTGGAAGAACCCGTCGGTCTCCGAGGTGACGCTGTGCTGGGGCTCGCAGACCTCGAAGACCACGACTTTGATGGCCGGCCTGGCCTGGCTGATCGCCAACGAGCCGAGCCCGGCCTTGTGGCTGATGCCATCGGAGAACCTCGCCCGCAGCTTCTCCAAGTCCCGCTGGATGCCGATGCTCGAGGACAGCCCGGCCATGCTCGAGTGCTTCCCGGCCGAGTCTGATAAAATCACCAACCTCGAGCAAAACTTCACCCGGTCGACCCTGACCTTTGTCGGATCCAACAGCCCGGCCAACCTTGCTAGTCGCCCGGTGCGGGTGCTGATCGCCGACGAGGTGGACAAGTTCGCCGAGGCCACGGCCAAGGAGGCCGACGCGCTCGACCTGGCCGAGCAGCGCCTCAAGTCGTTCTCCAGCTCGAAGGCCTTCATGACTTCGACGCCCACCGTGGTCGAGGGCCGGATCTGGCAGCGCTTCCTCCGCGGCGACCAGCGCCGTTTCTACATCCCGTGCCCCCATTGCAAGGAGCCAATCAAGCTGCTCTGGCCGCAGGTGACCTGGGAGGACACCCGCACCGATGACGGCAAGCCCGACCTGGCCAAGATCCGGGCCTCGGCCCACTACGTCTGCCAGCTCTGCCAGGGGCGCATCACCGACGCGCACAAGGTGGCCGCCCTGCGCCACGGGCAATGGATCCCGGAGAACAGCGGGGCGCTGCCTGGCGTCCGGTCCTACCACCTGTCCAGCCTCTACAGCCCGGACCGGAAATGCACCTGGGGGCATCTGGCGGTCTCCTTCCTCGAGGCCAAGGCCTCCATGGCCGGCCTCCAGGGCTTCATCAACGGAACGTTGGCGGAGCCCTGGGAGCAGCAGGACGTCCAGCAGGACCGGACCGAGACCGCTCAGATCGTCCGGGTGGACGGCGGGCGCCGTTACCTGACCGCGGACGTGCAGGCGGTGGCGCCGTTCCTCTGGTGGGTTTGCCGGGAATGGAAGGATGGGCACAGCACCCTGGTGGCCGCCGGCCATGCCGACGACTTCGCCGCCCTCCGGCGGGTGCAGGTGAAGCTCGAGGTGCACGACATGGATGTCGGGATTGACTCCGGGTTCAACACCCAGACGGTCTACGATGCTTGCGCCGGCTATTCCACGATCACCTCCAACCCGGTGACCTTCCCGTGCGGGCTGCGCTACCCGCCGGAGGGCGGGCTCCGTAAGCCCATGGTCATCGGCTGGATGCCGCTCAAGGGCCGTGAGGTTGGCGCTCGGTTCACGACCAAGTCCGGGGCGGTGCACCCGTTCGGCATCTCGACTTCCTCCTCGATGCGGACGGATGTCGTGCAGCCCCTCCTGGTCTTCGACACCGAGCACCTGCGGGAGATGCTTTCCAGGCTTAGGAAGGGAGACATTGACAGGGAGTGGGGCATCTCGGAGCCGCCGACCGAATGGCAGGTCGACGGCGCCTATCTGGCTGAGCCCGACCTTTACTGGCGGCACCTCGACTCCCATCTGCTCCGGCCTCAGGCCAACCGCGCGGGCCGGATCAAGCACGTCTGGACCAAGCGGAACCAGAAGTGGCCGGACCACTTGCACGACTGCGAAATCATGCAGCTCGCCATGGTCATGCTCTGGAACGACCTGATCCCGCAGGAATCCACAACAAGCGCTTGATCTCTGCGGGTCCACCAATATGGTCCGCGCCGTGTTCACGTACACCGTGGCCATCAAGCGGGCCTATCTCCGCAGCGTCTACAGCGCCCTCGGGGGCGCCACGCTGCTGGCCGCCCTGACGGCCAAGGTGATCGCCGCGGCCTCGGTAATCGAGTCCGGGCAGGTGGTACGGTCGACGTCTTCCTCCGATGTGTCGGTGGAGTTTGCCGAGCCCGGCAAGGGCGCCCCGACACCGTCCGAAATGGTCGAGATGTGGGAGTCGCTGATCGGCGACTACGATCTGGCCGTTGAACTGCTCAACCAGGACGGCATTTCCAGCCCGACCGATGC